TCCTCGGCGGCGTCCTCGTCGAGGTCGGTGGACACACTGCGCTGTCGTGTGATGGTGCCGACACCGTCGACCACGATCACTCGGTGTCCCTTCTCCGTCTCGGCGCCGTGGGTTTCGAGGTAGGCCATCATCGACGCCTTCATCGCGGCGACACGCTTGGTCAGCTCGTCGCACAGCCGCTTGTTGTTGATGTACTCGGTGAGGTACATCGGCAGGCTGTCGGCGTCGAGCGTGCGGACGGGGTTGGCTTTGAGGCGGGGCACCGGCCCAAGGTACTCGCCGGCCCAGTGGGGGAGCAAGGATCGGGTGTTGTGGAACGTCGTGCCACACGTGCTACCGTGTTGGCGCTCCCACCGAACGGTGACGAGCTACCAGGGCGAATGCCCTTAGTCCACCCGAACGGGTGGAGAAAGTGAGGACTCTCTATGAGTTCGTCCGATCCACCGACCATGATGGTCACGTCACTCGGAGGGCCGGCACCGTCGGCACCGAAGATGACCATCACGGTCGAGACGATTGATCCGGCGCTCGCCGCGATCTATCTCGGCAAGAACGTGTCGAACCGCAACATCCGCAAGGATCACGTGCGGGCGATCGCCAGCGACATGACCCATGGTCGCTGGCAGGACACCCACATGGCCATCGCCTTCGACACGGACGGCAACCTCGATGACGGTCAGCACCGACTGCTGGGCATCATCGAGGCGGGTATCCCACAGTCGCTGATCGTGGTGCGCAACGTGCCCAAGTCGGCCCAGGAGGTCATCGATGCCGGCGCTGCGCGCACCGGAGCCGATGCCCTCAAACTGTCGGGCCGGGTCAGCACCCGCCACCCGTCAGTGGCGGCGGCAGCACGGCTGTCGATCCTGTGGGATGAGAACCACCACCGTGTGGTGCGTCCCGGCGTGAACGGTGCCCGCAAGGTCACCAACGCCGAGATCACGTCGTGGGTGGACGTGCAGCTCGCGCTGCCGTCCAACGCCCTCGACATCACCAAGGCCGTGGACATCGCTTCCAAGTGGCATCAGGTCAACCACCTGATGTCGCTGTCGGTCAGCAGCTTCCTGATGCTGCTGCTCGGGTCGATCGATGACACCGCGGCGGTGGACTTCTTCAACGCCCTCGACGGCCTCAACTTCCAAGGCGAGGACGATCCGATCAAGCAGCTCTATCAGCGGCTGAACACGGCGAAGGAGACGAAGGAGGGGCTGCGCATCAGCCAGGTGCTGTGGTTCGTGCTGACGGCATGGAACGCCTACCGCGACGGTCAGAACGGAGGGTCGGGCCTGCTCGACCACCCGTTCGTGAAGACCACCGCGGCGGGACGCTACGTGCCGCAGAACCCGAAGGCACGACGGACGAAGAAGGGCACGATCTACCCGACCGTGCCTGACCCCGTCTGAGGGTTGGTCGGACACGGCGGGTGTCCGACCAAGTTGAGGGAGCCGCCCTTCGGGGCGGCTCCTTCGCGTCACAGGCCGTGCGTGCCCTCGACGCTGCGTGCCTCACGCTCGGCAGTGCGGGCGTGCAGTGCACCGAGCGCCTGTTCCAAGTGGAAGATGGCCTCGGCGTTCTCCTCGCAGGCGAACTTGCCCGCCTGGTAGTACTGGATGCGTTGGAGTGCGGCGGCGATCACCGTCTCGACGAAGGCACCGTTGGGTTCGAGGCGCTCGTCGCCGCGGCCGAGCGGGCCGTTCTGCCAGTCGATCTGTAGCCCGGTGGCTTGCACCGTTCCGCCGGCCGGGTTGCCGTTGGCGTCGTCGTTGTTGGTGGCGTCGATCTGTTGCTGCATCGACGAGATGGTACGTCGTTCAGGGACGGTGGGTGGACAGGAACTCGGTGAGGCTGCCGAGTGACGGCGTGAACATGCCGCGGCTGTCGTGCTTGCCATCGATGAACGCAGCGGCGACGCCGTGCTTCTCCTCGATCATCGAGTACATCCTCTGCTCGATCGTGCCGTCGCCTTGGAGGGTGAGCAGGTTGACGTGCTCCCACTCCGAGGAGATGCGGATGATGCGCGCCTCGCGCTGCTCGAAGGCGCCGGTCGACCACGGCAGGTCGAGACTGAACAGGTAGTTGGCCTCGGGTAGGTCGACGCCGTAGCCGCCGGCATCGGACGACAGGAACAGCCGGCATTCTGGATCATCCTTGAACGTTGCCATCGCCTGGCTCTTCTGCCATGCGCTCATGTCCCCGGTGAACTGCACGCTCTTGGTCAGGCCGGCGGTGTCGTCCTGCACCCGGCGGATCATCCCCTTGAACGTGCTGAACGCTACGAGCTTGTTGGCCTCGTCCTCGGAGAGCACCTGCGTCAGCATCTCCACGAACAGTTGACGTTTGGTTGACACCGCCGGGACGTGACCCAGCACGCCGGCCTGCATGAAAGCGTGGGCGAGCTGCGAGCCGAGCTTGCTGTTGCCCTTGGGGTCCACGTTCTTGGCGAACAGCTTGGCCGAGTCGACGATGAGGTTGAGGTCGTCGGCTGCCCACCGCAGCAACAGCATCCCGGCCATGATGTCGCCGCGCACCTTCATCTCGGCGCCGCTGTCGGCCGCGGCGCCGTAGTGGTGATCGAGTGAGAAGCCGGGGCCGAACTTCTCCATCGCCTCGGCGAGGCGTTCGAGCGTGTAGTCGGCGGCGAGGTTGTAGAGCTTGACCTCGGCCGGCGACAGCTCGAACGGGACCACCGTGCTCACGAGCCGCGGGAACTGGTCGGCGATCTCGGCACGTGTCTTGCGGTACATCACGTCGGCCATCTGCTCGCGCAGCAGTTTGAGGTTGCGGTAGCGCACCGGCTTGCCCCAATGGTCGCGGACGATGAACGTGCGGTCGAAGGTGCGGTGGTCACCGAGCACCTCGGCGTCGACCACCTGCATGATCGAGTACAGCTCCTCGGCGCGGTTCTCCACCGGCTGGCCGGTCAGCCCGTAGACCACACCGCAGCGCCGCGACATGAAGCGCACCTTCTTCGTGCGTTGCGTCGTCGGGTTCTTGCAGTAGCTGATCTCGTCGATGATGAGGAAGTCGTAGTCAGCATCGCGCCAGTACTTCCAGTCCCCCTTGATCGTCTCGTAGCTAACGATCGTGTACACCATCGACGGTACGTAGCGGTAGAGCTTGCGGCGCTTGTCGGCGCTGCCGTCGATGACCAGCGCAGCGCGGCCGGTGAAGCGCTTGATCTCCCGCTGCCACTGGTACTTCAACGAGGCCGGCACGATCACGAGGCCGCGGGCGAGCACGCCGTTGTCGATCAGATCCTCGACGGCGGCGAGGGAAGCGACAGTCTTGCCGGCGCCCATGCACAGCGACAGCAGGGCGCGACCCCGCGCTGTCATCAGCTCGACAGCTTCAAGCTGGTAGCTGCGGAGGGTGACGCCGTGGATCACTTGCGCTCAGTCAACCGGGCGGTCTTGCGGGTGCGCAGGCAACGGTGCAGCACCTCGATGGGGCGGACGTAGAGGACGATGTGGGTGGAGCAGTGATCGCACCCGTAGAGCCTGCCCTCGGGGCGTGGCCGCTTGATGTACTTGACGTTGGTTGGGTTGGTGGTGAGGGTCACAGACATGAGTATAGCAGATAATTCAACGACGATCAAGAACTCATAGTTCCTTGATCACGAGAATCGACCATCATCGTTACCTCTGACCTGCCTTGATGACCTCCTGCGGCACCTCTCTGGTGGCCATCCGCACACCACGCAGCAGATCACGCACGCTGATCTCGCCGGGGTCGACGGTGCGCTTGGTGTCGTAGGCGAAGAACCTGACATCGAGATCGAGCGTGCGCATCCGCGACGACGTGTAGTACGCAGCCTTGTGGCCGGCGTCGTCGTTGTCGAAGGCGAGGATGACCTCACGCTTGAAGTGGGTGCCGATCCTGGTGACGGCGACGACCTGCTCGTCGGACACGAACGACCCGTAGGCAGCGACAGCCTCGAACCCGTGCCCGTACAGCCGGGCGGCGTCGAGCGGTGACTCGACCACGATCACCGGCTCGGTGCCGGTGACCATGTGGTAGCCGAACAGGCTGTTGCGCTTCATCACTCCCTTGGGCACCGTCTTGACGTACCCGGTGCTCTTCTCCTGCCACCCGACGAGCGCACCCTGGAAGGCGTAGATCGGCAACAGCCAGCAGCGACCGTCAGGATCCCAGCGGATGTTCATGGCGGTGCAGGTATCGAGATCGACGTCCTTGGCCTCGCGCATCCGGGCCGGCGGGTAGGGGTACTTCGAGAAGCTGTACGGCGACACGTACGGTTCGTCCGGTACTTGGAGAGCCTCATCGTCCTCCGGGGGCGCCACGAGGGCGCTGAGCCGCTCTCCTGAGGCGTGGAGGATGAGTGCGTTGATGTTGTCGGCGTCCCCACCGAGCATGTCGACGAGGCGCGGCAGCGATCCGGTGGCGTGGCACGAGAAGCACAACCACGCACCGGTCTGTGCGTTGATCCCCCACGAGGGGTGGCCGTCGTCGTGGCCTGTGGTCAACCTGTGGACAGGGCAGTGGCCACGGATCTGCGAGCCGACGGCAGTGATGCGGACCCCGAGGGATCGCAGCACGTCCTCAACCGTAGTCGTCGCTGTCGGCGGCGGCATCGATCTCTCCTCCCTCGAACAGTGTGCCTGTGGATAGGTCGACCGTCACCTGCACGGTGACGCCGGCCATCGAGCGTGCGCCGACCACCTTCACGTGCACCTCGTTGAGGTGTGGGTTGGGGCGGTCGATGCCGATGACGACGTTGGCGTCCTGCGCCCACGCTCGGGTGTACCCGAGGCTGTCCATCACCGTGCCGTGCTTCTTCGAGATGCGTGAGTCCAACGCCTGGGTCGTGCCGATGATGGGGATGTGCTCGGTGGCGGCGAGCCGCTTCAAGCCACGGCTGACGGCGGTCAGCGCCATCGCCTCGTTGCTCCACTCACGGGTGTCGTCGGTCATCTGGTACATGCCGTCGATGAACACGATGTCGGGGCGTTGCTGCTTGGTGCGGAGCTGCGCAGCCAGGCCGGCCACCGAGGTGGCTGCTGCCACGTCGTGGACGATGTCGATGTCACCGCCCCAGCCCTTCTGTTCCTCGACGAACTCACGCAGCCGGCGCTCCTCCCGTGCCGTCACGTTGCCGCGCATGATGTGGGTCAGGTCGACCTGGGCGCCCTCGCAGAAGATCCGGTCCATCAGCTCCTTGATCGACATCTCGAACGTGAGCACGGTGCAGCGGTAGCCGGCGCGGGCGGCGGCGATCGCCATCCACACCATGATCGCTGTCTTGAAACGCTTGGGGCCGGCGCCGATGACGACGAAGTTCTCCGGCATCCACCCGCCGCTCGCCTGGTCGAGCGTGTCGAACCCCGTCGGGATCCCCGGTACCTCTGCACCGTCCATGGCCAACAGCTCCTCCAAGTAGCTCGGCGCCTTCTCCGACAGCAGGGCCGTCTCGTTGACGGCGCGCACGATGTTGACGCGCTCCTGCAGCTCGGCGATCAGACCGAGCGCCACGTCGAGATCGAAGGTCTTCACCGCCTTCTCGAACTCGGCGGTGATCTTGTGGGTCAGCTCGACGGCGACCGTGACGGCGTAGTGATCGCGCAGTTCCTTGACCATCACCGGGAGGGGGTCAGGCTCGACCACCACTTTGAAATTGGCGAACCGCCGGCCGAAGCGTTCCTCCGAGGGGAGGTGCTGGTTCGTCGACCACTGGTCGAGCAGCCACCGGTACACCTCCTGGGTGCGCTCGGAGGTGAAGTACTCCGGGGTGATGCCCTGGTCGATCAGGTAGACGATCGCCTCGTCACCGTTACGCACGATGTAGCTGACGACTGCTGTCTCGACACTCACAAGTCCAGTTCCCCCTTCAACGTGGCGTGGAGACGTTCCACGTCGTCCATGAACACCTTGCGGATGTAGACGCACGGTCCCACCGTGACGTCGTCGCCGTCGGCGAGCACCCCGTCGAGCACGACGGCGATCGGTGACGGTTCCAGCAGTGACGAGTTGGCGAGCATCCGAGCCACTGCCTCGGAGATGTCGGCGATCAACGCCGGCTGGTCGCCGTTGTCGGGGTTGACGAGGATCTTGGCCACGGCGTACGGCATCTCGATGCGGATGGCGTCGTGTCCCCACAGTCGCTCGCTCATGGCGCACCTCCGAGCGGGACACGGTAGCCACGCATGGGCCACAGGCGTTGGACCCTGTCGTGATCGGCGTCGTAGACGATGTCGATATGTGGTGAGCCGGTCAAGATCTCGCCGGCCGTCTCCTCGTCGTGGTGCTCCCACGAGACGACGCCACGGTTGGAGTACTCCTCGATGCGCTCGACCAGTAACTCGAACACGGCGCGGTCGTAGTCAGTGTGCGGGGCGATGTGCCACACCTCGAAGGCGATCGAGTGGTGGAAGGCGATCACCTCGATCCATCGCAGCATCAGGATGTTGAAGCGGGCGCCGTCCACCGCAGCGGCGGCGTTGCGTTGCGCCGACCAGAAGCGGTGCTTGCGTACCTCGGGCAGCCGCGGCAGCAGTGTCGGGATCATCGTCACGACGGAGCGGGACGTGACCACCTGCTCGATGGAGCCGCCCTGCATCACAGGTTCACGGTGAGGTAGTTGTTGACCAAGTACTGATTGATCGGCGACTGGTCGGATGCCTTGGTACCGACGGACGGGGCGAGCACGACGACGGTCGGCAGGAACATCGTCAGGCGACAGCTCAGCATCCTGCCGATCGCACGCTCTTCGTGCTCGGTCTGGCCGAACGACTGCACGCCGTGGATCACGAGCAGTTCGTAGACGTCGGTGAGCATGTAGAACTCGTCGTTGATGTCCATGTCCTCTTCGGTCTCGACCACACGGCGGGGAGCGGTCTCGACGATCTGCTCTGCGGAGCGCCACGCCACGTTGTGCTTGCGGCGGAGGAACTCCGACGAGGTGACGACGGCGTACTTCATGGCGGTGCGCTGGTTACCGGACAGCGCCATGCCGGCGCGGTCGTTGGGGAACCATCCGCTCTTCGCTGCCTCATCGACGGCGGTGCGCACGTTGTCTTCCTTGATCATCAGCAACGAGGGCGGGCCGTCGAGCAGGAACGGGCAGCCGATGCTGACGAGGTAACCGGGGATGGCGGAGCGGTCGAGCTGCCATCCGCCTTCTCGTAGCTCGCTCGGCACCTTGCCGATGGCGCGAACGGCGGCGGTGCGGAACAGGTTTCGGTACTGCTGTACCTGTGGTGTGCAAGCTGTAGTGGACATGACAATCATTCAACTCCTCCCGTGGATCTCCTCCACGCCGTGCGTCCTCGTGGGCGCACGATAGATACGTTCTGTCTCTGAAAAGAGAAGAGACACGAAGTGTCTCTTCTCTTGCAGTACTGCTGTCTCTCTTGGCACCCGAATTGTGCCATCTACCTGGGGTTATGCATTTCGAGCTGGTACGTCATCCGTACCTCCCAGGTACGTCATCCGTACCTCGCCGCTACGGATGACGTACCTCGGAGTTAGTCAGAAGTACAACGTCGTTGTACTTCTCCGGTTACCGCCAGCATCACCTCGCGGCGGTCGCCGGCCTTCTTGGGGTCGAGCTGCTTCCTCGCATCGAAGACCTGATCGGCATCTCGTGAGGTCGTGTACCAGTCGAGCAGGCGCATGTCGAAGTCGTCCGGGCAGGCGTTGCTGAGCAGGTCGCACCACAGCATCTCGGCGCCGATCTCGTGCATCCACTCCGTCGTCCACACCTCGCGGTCAACCACCCGGAGCAGCAGCAGCTCGTGCAGCCGAGCGAGCGAGACGTGGACATGTGGCGTGGCGAGCTTCAACCACTGACCCATCGATTGGGCGAGCGTCTTGCTGCTGCCATACACCCGCCAGCGGTGCCACCCACCCTCGGGCGCCCCGCTGTTGAAGACGAAGCGGAGCACATCGAGATCGGTCGGGGTCAGGTTGAGGCCGTACGTGCGGACGCGCTTGTCGCCCTGGAAGGCGCGCACGAGCTGACCGATGGTCAGGAACTTCCGGTCACCCGGGCTGGGTCGGAACATCGTCCGACTGCGGCGGGAGATGAGACGCTGTCGCTCGGGCGGCTTCGGGACGGCCGGCGCTATGGGTAGGTCGGGGACGACCCTGAGCTTTCTGCGAGGCATCTCTGCCCCTTTCACTAGGTGAGGGTGGTGAGTCCTCGGAATAGAAATCTTGATGGGTGGTTGGTCACTTCAACAGAGTACAGTATCTAGCACCAGCGGTGTGGTATCCGCTGGTGCATCTACTAGGTGCGGGATGGAAGTCCTGGCTGTGGTAGTTGGTCACAGGGTTGAGACCCCCGGCGTCAGGCGCCGGGGGTTTCCCTGTTCTAGGACTCGAACGGGTTCGACGGCGGCTGGACCGGGATGTCGAACGGGTTCGTCGGCGCCGGCACCTCGTCGGGCAACTGGTCGGTGTAGACCACGGTGCGGATCATCTTGTTGCGGCGTGAGTAGAACGAGAACCACGCCGCCCGGTCGCGCACGTCGACCTTGCCGCTGGCCACCAGCATGGCGAAGCGGTGGAACCCGGTCACGATCGCCTCGTTCGAGTGGTCCTTGCGCAGTTGGGTGATGTCCCGGTTGAGCACGGTGTAGGACACGTCCGGGTCACCGCCGGCAGCCTTGACCACAGTGTCGACAGCGTCGTGCCACGCACGCATCATCGACGCGCCACGGGTGCTAGGGAGCGGCTTCCCCCTAGCACCCGTGAGTGGTTCGTCGCCGTCGTAGTAGTCGCTGCTACGAATCCAGTGCATCGGCGAAGGCGCGCAGGCCAGCCGCCAACATTCCGGCGGTGATCCCGTTGAAGCCCTCCAACGTGACGAAGCCGTCGTCCTCGACCTTGGCCCGCTTCGGTGCGGCGGCGCCGTCACCCTGTGCGGCGAGGATCCCCTGGATCAGCTTGGCCGAGCGGTTGGTCTCCCAACCATCGACACCGAGCTGCTTGGCGAGGTTGCGCAACTCGGGCACGCTCTTGCCTTCGAGGTCGTCCTCGGTGAGCGCACCGTTGCTCGCGGCCGGCGCCTCCTCCGGCTCGCCCTCCGGCTCCGCAGCCAACAGCGGGTCGAGCACCGCCGCCAACTCGGACCACGTCGGGTAGTCGTCGGGGTCGATGCCGTGCTCGGCGGCGAAGTTGGTCAACGCCTCGATCGATTCGGCGTCTCCCTCCTCATCCGCTGCCTTGCCGGCTGCCTCCAACGTCATCAGGTCATCTGCCATGTCTGTGCTCCCTTGTCTAATGGGGTTGTCGGCTACGCCGACGACGGTGAGACCCGCTTCTGCCAGGTCTCGCACCTCCACACCGTTGTCGATCGCACGTACTAACGCACGACGGACAGCGACGGAGGGTTCTTGGTCGCCCAGGAGGGCGTAGATCTTGACGTCCGGTTGCGTGTCGAGCGCACGCACCAGCTCCATCATGTAGTCGGGGTGGCGGTGCCAGCGGACGTCTAACTGTGCGGCGTAGATGTTCTGCAGCACCTTGGCGTCGAACGGTAGGTACACGTCCACCGGTACCGAGCAACGCACCGCCCAGGCGAGGATGCCCGAGTAGATCGGCATCGTCTTGGGGATGCCGACGTACAGACGGAACATGTCGTCGTCAGCGTCGGCAAGGTGAGCTTCGAGGATGTCGTTGAGCGCAGCCGTTACTAACTTGCTCGACACCTCGTCCTTCTCACCGAAGATCGCCAGCGTGGTCATCGGCGCGCCCCGAGCAGGCTCAGCCGGATCTTCGTCAGGTCGATCAAGTCCCACAACAAGATCACGAACCGTAGTACCGCTAGCGAGATCAAGTAGGCATCCACGTCGGCGCCGTTGAGGGCGAGGTAGGTAGCGGCGGCGCCCATCGCCACGAACACCTGGAAGTCGAAGATGCGATCGCCGAGCAGACGCATCGAGCGCAGCGTGACGAGCGCGAAGATGGTCAGCACTCCGCACGACACCGCCGCCGCAATCACGGCCGGCAACCTATCAGACAATCTTGTTGTACAACCCCGTCGCAGCGTGCACGATCTTGAACGACCGGCGGAACGGGAGCAGCCGCGGCATCAACGTCGACAGAGCGTCGCTGCTGTTCTGTCCGAAGGCGAAGTGGCGGAACTGCTGGTAGTACACCGACGGCGACATGTGCGCCGCCCCCGTGAACCCGGTGCCGATGGCGAAGTAGAAGTCACCGTCGTCGCCGTCGGGGAAGTTGCCGTTGAAGTAACCCTCGGGGTAGGGAGCGTCCTCGATCAGGCACCACGTGAACGAGGTGTCGTTCGGCACGACGTTGGAGATGTTGACCAGTAGGCGCCCGTACAGCGCACCGGCCGGCGGCTGTGCGTTGACCAGCTCGTAGCGTCCCTCGGTCGTCGTCAGCGTGTACTCCGGCGAGTACGTACGGAGCGGCAGCCCGGTCCTCGTATCGAGCATCTTGTAGATCACGTCGTTGTCGGTGTACCACTCGAACGCCATTGACAACTTGGTGCCCTGCGACGGTGGTGCGTACGGCGTGATCGCCGAGCCGTTGGTCAGCGTCCACACCTTGCCGCGGGGATCGGTGTAGCTCGTACCTGTGCCCGGGTAGTCGTTGGCGTCGAACCGCCAGTAGGTACCGGGTGACCCCTCGGAGATCACGATCGGCGCACCACCGGCCGTGTTCAACGTCATCGTCTGTCCGCTGTTGGTGACCACCGTCGTCGCTGCCTTGTTGATACCAGGAGGCAGGTCGGTGATGCCGTTGAAGTTGAACACCTCGACGCCACCGGGTGTTGCCGTGCCGGTCTGGCCAGAGCGGATCGACGCTCCGTAGATCGACATCGGGAAGGCGTTGGCCACCATCGAGTCGGCGCCGAGGATCAACGTGCTCGTGCCGGCGAAGATGCTGGTGATCCCAGCCTGCACCACAGGGGCACCGATCTGTGTCCACGGGCCGGCTGCGGTCGGCGCCTGCCAGAAGGTAGTCGTGCGCCCGGCCGAGCCGTTGTCAACATCGAAGTCGACACGCACCGCCTGGCGCGTACCAGCAGCCGGCAGCGGGGTGAGTGCGGCGGTAGAGACAGCAGGGCCGGTGTTGGTGCCATCAGCCGACCACTGGAAGACGAGGAACCCACCGCCGGAGACGTACAGCTTGTACGAGAGCTTGCCGGGGTTCCACTTGGAGATCAGTTGGTCGGTGGAGGGGGCGGTCCAGTCTGGTAGCGCACAGTCCACGATCAGTGTGAGATCGCCAACGATGTTGATGCCGGCATAGTTGGGGACCGTGACGACGTTGCCGTTGACACCGGGGAGATCGAGCGAGCCGGCGCCGGGGATCGAGCCGGCACCGAGGTTGGGGTCGGCGCCCGTGCGCATCTCGACGGCGTAGATACGTCCCTCGAACGGTTCCTGGGCGGCGGTGTAGGCACCGATGCGGATCGGGCCGGTGGAGTCGAACGGGCGCGTCGTTGTAGCTGTCGATGCCTGAGCGGTGTCAGCCACCCACGTGACACCATCGGTCGACGACCACGGGGTGAGCGTCTGGTTGCCGCTGCCGACGTCGAGGTCGATCGACAGGGCCAAGTACTGGTCGGTGTTCGGCAGCGTCAGCGTGGCCAACGAGCGTGATACAGCCGAGGCCACGGTGCCGCCCGGCGACACCGTCCAGATGTAGCCACCGGTCGACTCGGAGCGACGCAGCAGCCACGATCGCTGCGGGTCACCGTCGTACTGCGCAGCGATGGTGTGGTTGGTAGCTCCGCCGGCCACCGTCGGCCCGAGGATCTTGTACACGAGCGTGCACTTGGCCGGGAAGGGGCCGGGGTCGGGAGTACTCACCGAGCCAGTGAGCGGGGTGAGGTAGCCCGGTGCGTCACCGCGGGTCGACGCCGAGCTGTAGGCGCCGATCGCTGCCGACATCCCTTCGAGGTCGGCTGCCTCGAAGTACGTGTGCATCAGCGTGTACCCGTACGGGCCGGTCGACTTGTTGATGTGCATGCGCCCGCCGGCCGGGTCGTAGATGATCGTCGGGGCGTTGACGCTGAACGGGTAGAGACCAGCAGCCATGTCGGCGTAGCTCGTCTCCCAATCGGGGGCGGCGTCGATGATGTCGGCGTAGCTGTCGTAGGCCACGGGGAGCTGTGCGTACGTCGGTGCGTCGTACGTCGACCACGCACCAGGCGGCTGGTCGTTGAGTGTGAAGTCGGAGTTGAGTGCGAAGTTCGTGCGGTTGGGGTAGATGTTGACCTTCACCTCCCGCGGCGCCTCGTAGTACGCCCAAAAGCGGAACGTGCCACTGTCCTCGGGCTGCACCGACGAGAGCGGGTCGTTGCCCTTGGCCAGTGTCGGGATGCCCTCGGGACGCCAGTACATGTCACAGAACATCGGACGCCAGATGTTGACGTGAGCGTTCGCTGCTACCCCCGCCGGCACGAGGATGTGGATCTTGGCGTAGCAGGCGGTGGCCGGCGCCGTGATCGCCGTGGCCGTGTACACACGCAGCCAGGTGGTGCCGATGTTGACGAAGACGATGTTGCCGGTGCTGCCGGCGGCGGCGCCGTACTGATCGAACCAGTCGATCTTGATGTTCGTCAGCGTGCTCGCCACCGACGCCTTGATGCACGTCGAGAACCGGTACCTGTGCCCACCGATCACCGGGATGAACGAGAGCACGCCGTTGGTGCCGTTGGCTGCGTTGTCACTGCCGTAGGTGAAGTCCACGATCCCCGAGGCGCCCGTGGTGTTGGTCATGCGGAGGTAGAACCCACCGTCGGCCAGTCCGATGGGACTGCCCTCGTTGCTGGCGGCGATCTGTCGCGACACCTGCCCGTAGACCGTGGCGCCGGTCTGGCTCGACCAGCCGGGGTTGTTGTCGGTGCCGGCGGCGCCCGAGAACGTGCCGGCGGTGAAGCTGTTGGGCCACTCGGTGTGCTGCTGACGGAGGAACAGGTTGAGACCCTCGTAGGCCCGGGTCGGGTAGCCGGTGAGCGCAGCGACGTAGCCCTCGATGCCCTGCTGTGTGCCCTTCTGCTTGCGCAGGACCATCGCATTGCCGACGAGCGTGCGTAGGCGGCGGTCGCCGTTAGCGGACTCCTGGGGCAGCCCTAGCGCCGCTCCTGCCTCAGGGAGGAGCTTGGCCGAGATCTTCTCGAAGTCCCACACGTCGCCGAGCGTGGTGGCGTACGAGCGCAGCACGTCCATCTCGTAGCCGATGGCGTCGGCGATGCGCCGGAAGTACCCGGGGAAGATCCAGGTGCTGGTGTCGAGGCGCCGGTAGTACGTCGGCAACGCCCACCACAGCCGGTCGGGGTAGCCGTACTCGCCGGGGTTGAGCCAGCCTTCCTCGGCCACCTTGAACCAGCCCGAGGTGTCGTCGTAGCGAGCGAAGAGGGCGTAGTAGTACCACTGCTGCCCGAGCAGCCCACTGTCGATCGTCGATGCCCAACCGTGGTTGAGCGCCGGGTCGCTCGACAGGTAGCGCATCATCATCAGGCCGTCGAGGTTGGTCGCCGGGAAGCCGGCGGTCGAGCGCACGAGCATCGACTCGACGTAGGCGCCGAGCGTCGGGTGGTTGGGGATCAGGCCCGGCTGGTAACTCACCCGTACCGTCTGGTGATCGAGGTCGACGACACCGAGCAGCGTCTCGTCACTGAGGCCGGTGTTCTCTCGCTCGAAGGCGAAGTCGGCGCGCAGGCCACCCGAGTACGACTGCGACGACGTGAACGACGTCGTCTGCCACAGCGCCATCGCCCACAACTGCCCGCCGCCGGCCGAGACGAACGTCTGCTCGGGCGAGGCGGGGATGTCGGCGTTGGTGAACCACGACACCCGCACGCCGTTGACCTTCTCGACGAAGGCGTAGACGTTGCCGGCCATCGACGGCAGTGCGGTGCCCATGTTGCCGACGATCTGCAGGTCGGTGCCGGCCAGCGTCGGCGTGGTGCCGGCGCCGGTACCGGTCTGCGGCGTGCCGATCGGCGTCCACGTGGCGACCTGCTCGTAGTCATCGGTGGGGTCGTAGCTGTACCAGTACTCACAGATCGCCGTCGACACCGTCACCCGGGCGCGCAGCCACGTCGGCTGCGTAGCTGTCGCCGCCGGGATCACCACCGACGAGACAGCACCGCCGATGACGCCGGCCACGCTGTTGATCATCGAGATCTTCAACGTGTTGCCCGGCGGGTTGGCGGCGACCGACAGACCAGAGGCGCCCGACCCCCAGCCGCAGAGGTTGTGGGCGCGGTTGAGCGCAGCGAACTTGACCTTGATCCCGTACTCCAACGTCCCCACCGACGTGAGCAGCGGGCGGTCATCGTGCAGGTACTCACCGGACGCTCCGGTGAACGTGACGTAGCCGGCGATCGACGGACGTAGTGCCGAGACAGCGTCTGGACGACGCAGAGCGAGGGAGCGACGAGTCATGCCGGAACGATGCCTCCGCTGGCGGCGATCGTGATCGTGCCGACCTTGGGGAACTCGTTGTAGGCGACGGTGATGTTCTGGTTGAGCAGCACCGAGTCGCCCTGCATGTAGTGCGCCGAGATCGTGCAGTCGGTGACGCCGGCTACCGAGGTGATCGTCGAGAAGAGCTGCGACAGCCGGGAGGTGAACCCGAAGTCGACGTTGGCGAAGCTGTAGTAGGCGTTGATCGCCTGCACCACCAGCGCCTGCACCGACGCCCGCAGGTACAACTGGTTGACCACGATGGTGCCGGTGATGTTGAAGTTCTTGTACACCGGGCCGACCACGGTGACCGTCGTGCCGATCATCTTGCGGGGAGCGAAGAAGGCATTGACGGCCGAGACCATCGCCGTGTCCGGTGCGTAGTAGTTGTACCCGAGCACCGCTACCGAGACGTTGGTGTTGAGCACGGCGCCGGCTGCAGCCTTGGCGATGCCCGGCACCTGCACGGCGAGGTCGGCGTAGTCCTGCAGGGTGACGGCGCGGTCGAGCGAGCGCAACGAGCGTGGGATGTTGACACGCATCGACTGCAGCGACTCGGCGTCGGCGCCGCCGATGGCCGCAGCGACGTTGTTGATGCCGGTGATCTTGCTGGCGATGTCGTCACCACTGACCATCGCCTTGATCGACGCCGCCGGCACATTGCCAGCCGCTCCCTTGCCGTAACGGTAGGTGGCGTACACCGCAGCGCCGACGGTCGGGATGCGCCCGGTGGCACCGTCGCCCGTGCGGATGATCGAGGTACCGGACTCGTCCACGTAGATGGTGAACACACGGTCGACAGCGTCGGCGTCGATCATCCGATACACCTGCGTCCACGGCACCAGCGTCGGCAGCCCCGAGGTGACATCCATCCCGCCGTCGCGCACGTAGAAGATCACCGAGTCCTTGATCACGTTCTTGTTGAGCAGACGGAACTCCATCCGCTCGACGCCGGCACTGACACCGAGCGCCTCCAACTCCTCGGTCACGCCCTCCTTGGTCGAGACCGTGCCGGTGGTGACAGCGGCGGCGATCGTCAGGTCGGCGTTGGTCTCGAAGATCACCTGGGTGTTGTTGGAGTTGGCGTAGACCTGCGTGCCCTTCGGGATGATCACGTCGGTGGGCAGCGCCGCATCGGTCTTGGTGAAGGTGACGTCAGCCTGCGCCGCAGTCTGTGCCGTCGGCACGTAGCCGAAGGCGTAGGCGAGGTTGAGCACGCTCTCGCGCATCACTGCGGTCTGGATGTACGCCTCGGCCGACAGCCGGTCGATGTAGAAGTTCAGGATGTCACCGACGTAAGCGAACTGATCGAGCAGGATCATCTCGTACGAGCCGGGCACGGCCTCCCACCCGGGGATCTTCTGCATCATCCGCCGAGAGACGTCTTCGAGGATGGCGTTGAAGTCACGTGCCGTGTAGTCGACCGGCATCAACGAGGTGTCGGTGATGTTGGTGGTGACGCTGGTGTCGCTCATGAGATTCCTTCGGTCGACGGGACATCGAAGGTGGCCGAGGCGCTCTCGACGCCACCACCCTCGAAGACTTGGTAGCGCACCTCCACCATGACCGCCGCCTCGATCCCGCTCTCCTGACGAATCGGTGTGAGCGTCACCGAGTGGATGTGGCCGTAGGTGAGGGAGTTGCTCAGGATGGTGTTGATCTCTTGCGCCTTCGTCGCCAGCAGGTGGTCGATGATGCTGGTGAACAAGAACCCTTCGAGATCGCAGCCGTGATCGACACGGTGCACCCGCTCCCACCTACTGGTGGCGAGGATGTCGAGGATCCGCTGGCGCATGATGCGCACCGGGTCGGTGGTGATGAGGAACGTGCCGTCGGTGTTCAGCTCCAACGGGATGACGAGAGCCTTAGGCATCGTGGGTGATCCTCAG